AATGGGTGAGCTCAAAAAGTGGAGAGAACAAAACTGGGTACGAATCGGAATTGACGGTTCAATCAAAGGACCTTGTGGAACCTCAAAAGATAAGAAAAGACCAGACCGTTGTCTTCCAATGGCAAAAGCCAAGAGTCTCACTAAGTCTGAAAGAGCGGCTACAGCTCGCAAGAAAAAAGCTGGAGGAGCAAAAGGAAAACAATTTGTAAGCAACACACCAAAAGCAAAAGTAAGGAGTAAGAAGTAATGATTAAGATAGAGAGAAACCCAGACGGTAGCATTAAAGCTGCTTACAGTGTAGATGCTTCTGGTATGAAACTTCGTGCTATGGACCCAACTCCTATTCCAGTATTAGGCTCTATGCCCCAAGCTACTAAACCTCCATTGGATGCTATTTTAGGTTCTATTATGGAAAAAAATATGACAGATCCTATAACTGGTAAATTAGGAAAAAGAACATTTGAGGACTTTAAGGATTTAATAAAATTAAATAAAAAAAATTTTTTAAGAGATGAAGGAAAATTTGATGATGAAAGAGGTGGAGGATTAAGGAGTTTTAATAAATACATTGATCAATTGCAAAGCGGAGAAATAGATAAGTTAAGTCCAGAAGAAGCTAAATACATAGACGATTTAAAAAACAATAAAATTAATTTATAATGCCAGACAAAAAGAAGATGAAGTGCAACGTACCTCGCCGAGATGTTCAAGGCGGCAAGAAGTTCGTAGTAAAAGCTTGCGAAGGTGGTAAAGAAAAGATTATTCGTTTCGGAGATGCGAATATGAAAATCAAAAAGAATATACCAGCTCGTAAGAAAAGCTATTGTGCTCGTAGTGCTGGCATCAAAGGTAAAGGAAAGATGTCCGCTAACTATTGGTCAAGAAAGGCTTGGGACTGCTAGTATGTTTAACTTTATATTAGAGTACTTCAAGGATTTAGAAAGTGAATACAACCAAGAAGGTTGGTACGAATAATGGCAAGATACGATACATACACTCGCTTCGATGACAGAATGTTGGAGGAGCTAGACCGCGGATTCATTGGATTCAATAATCGTCTACGCCCAGACCAGTTGACCTCTGGTATTTTATTTGATAGCCAAAATGGTAGAATGGCTCAAAACGGCGAGTGGCAAACTCGTAAAGGTATTGATAATATTAAGGCACCTTTATCTGTAGGTGGATCAGCTTTGACTTTACCTTTTACTTTAGATGATGATTTAAGTGGAACAGCTTCTGTAGTAAGCAATGAATTAGTTATTACATTCGGTTCTAGTCACGGTTTAGGTACATCTGGTACAGCTAATATAACTTTGTTTGATTTAAGTTCAGCAACTATATCTCCAGCTACCACAACTGGAAATTATACAGCTACAATAACTGGTTCTACTACATTAAAGTTGACTGACAAAACTTATACTTCAGCATCTGGAACTATAATTATCGGTGGTGCACAATTAGCCGGAACTCCGGCACTTAATGATACTGCCGTCAATGAAGTATATGGTTCTTGTATTTTCTCTGATCCCAACGATGAGTCCGAAAGCTATATAATTTTAGCCGCTAACACAAAGGCTGTAGCAATCAAAGTTTCAGATCCTAGTACTGAATACGATTTAGCATATCCCGGAGGTGAGACCATTTCATCTCCAGTTGAAATGATTCAAGCATTTAATAAACTGATTATATTCCGCAAAGGAGATACACCCTTTGAAAAAGATTTATCCGCTACAAATATTAATACAGAGCCAACCTTAGACAAGGTGTCAAGCGGAGAGTATAGTCAGCCCACTCAGATTGTTTGTGCAAGCGGTGAGTTCGCTTTGATTGAAAACCGAGGAGTAGTACACCAAACAGACGGAGTATCTCAAGGAGATATTATTTCAGTAGTAGGAGATAAAACACTTTCTGGTGACCAAACATCTGGTTTAGTAATAGGGGAAAGATTTACGGTAGCTAAAGTATTTACTGCTGGTTCTACTACAAGTATAACAGCTGCTACTGCTTCAGTTGTAAGTGGTGGTGAGTTTGATGGACTATATAAGGTTACAGCTACCGCAGCTAGTCACGGAAAAAATGTTGGAGATCCAATTACAATAGATGGTTTCGGTGACACAAAGATTGACGGAAAAAGATTTGTTGCAGAGATAAGTGGGAATGATATAATATTTTATGTTCCACAGAATCCTTCTACTACAATTAGTGGAGACGAAACTCTAGCTCTAGCCGCTGGATTTGAGTTTTATTTGGACGCATCTAAGACAAGCACCCACGTAACAGATGGACAAAGCTTAACAAGTACACCAGTATTTACTCGTAAGGTTTCCGAAGGACTAGGATTTACTCATATGCCAGCACCGGAGTACGGTGTATATCACCAACGCAGACTCGCGGTTCCCTATCGCTATAGCGTAGATGACGTAGCTGATACATATTCGGATCGTAAAATATTCGATGAGATTCTTATATCAGATATTCTTGATACAGATACATACGACCAAGTATACGGACAGTTTAGATTCAATGCTGGTAAATCCGATTTTAACGTAGGTATGTTATCATTCTCTGACGATAAGTTAGTTGTATTCAACAGAAATAGCATTCATATCGTAGTAGGAAACGGAGACTTAAGTGGATTCCAATCTCAGCTACTTACGGATGAAGTTGGATTAACTGCGAAAAACTCAGTGATTCAAGTCGGTAATCAGATTATATTCTTATCGGATAACGGTGTTTACGGACTTAGCTTTGTGGACTTATATAACCTTCGCGGAAATGAAGTACCACTATCTGAAAGTATTCAGAAGACAATAGATACAATAAACAAAGCACACGTAGATAAAGCTAGTGCTATATACTTCGATAACAAATATTACTTAGCTGTTCCTACTGGAACTTCTGAGGTAAATAATACTTTGTTGATTTACAACTTCTTAAACAAAAGTTGGGAGTCCATAGATAATGTAAACAATGTAGACACAGATGGTAACACCTTTTCCTCCTTTGAGTTTACTAACTTACTAGTAGCTGGTAAAGGTTTAAAAAGAGGTGTGTACGTAACAAACACAGACGGCGGTATTCATAAGCTAGAAGTATTTGAAGACGGTATTGACAGAGTAATCACAGACATTGGTAGCCCTCCTACAGTAAAAAGCACTAGAGTTCAAGGTTCAGTCACTACTAGAATGTTTACATTAGGTTCAATAGACCGCAAGAAGTTCAATAACTTCGAGCTACATTTGCAATCCGGTCTAGATAATTCATCTGATGTTTTTATAGCTGCTACAACAGAAAACTTAGATAGTAAGGTTTTAGACGAAAATGGTGACTTAGTTGATGGAGCCATTAATCTCAAAAATGCTAGTGATTATCTCGGCGGAGTAATAGCCTCAGATGAAGATGTATCTGTCAGAGGACGTATCGGAAACAAAAGAGCCTACGGCTTACAACTCACTTTAACAAGCACTCTAGGTAGACCTAGATTCAGATCTCTCAAAATCGCCGGAGCCGAGACGTTCCGCTCGACAAGTAGTGTACAATAGTAATAAATAATTTGATAAGATATGTCTATTTTAGTAAAAGGAACCGACTTTGGTCCAACAGAACAAGTAACATCAACGAAGCTAGATAATCTAGTAGATGCAGCTAAATTTACAAACACTTCAGAGACTGCTGTGTCTTATACTGGTAGCACTGGTACTTGCTTACAAGGCGGCGGATTAGAGGTTACATCAGCTGGTCAATTACAAGTAAAAGACGGCGAAATCACTACAGCTAAACTAAACGATAATGCTGTCACTACAGCTAAGATTACTGATTTAAATGTAACTACCGCAAAGATTGCTGCTGACGCTGTTACTACAGCAAAAATAGCCGATGATGTAGAGCTAGGAGGAAACCCTACTACGACTACTCAAACAGCTGGGAATAACAGTACCAGAATAGCTACTACAGCTTATGCTGATACTGCCGCTGAAAGTACTGGCGTTAAGGTAGCTACCTATGAATTAGCTAGTGATGGTCTAAGCTCTACTAAAACTGTACAATTAACAGAACAAGCTGATCCAGATAATATTGCTACTGTTTCCAGTGGAGTTATATCTATAGGTGCTGGTACCTATCTTGTAAGATTTTATGGATTTTATGATTTCCAACAAGGTGATTTACGTGTTGATTATACAATAAATAGTACCGTTATTGCGACCCATACATTATCACACGATAGTGATAATAATAACTTTGCTAAAGATTACATTCACGTAAATGCTTCCGGAACAGATACTGTAAAAATTGACGTTGTTGAACTAACTGATTTTACCAATGTGAATGGGAAAAATCTAGGTATTACTATAATGAAATTAGGATCTTAATAATTTAATATGAAAAACTTTTTAATAGAATTTTTTAGACCTTTAGATAATCTTATCTTTAATTACTTCGTAAAGATCGGAGCCGTTAAGTGCATAGACCTCGGAACAGCATTTTCAGTAGGGAGCTCATTGCTTGGAGGTATTTTTGGAAGTAGAGGTGCAAAGAAAGCAGCTCGTCAAAGAGCAGCGGCATTACGAAAAGCTTATTCTCAATTTAGATCCCCAGAAGATATAATCGAACAGCAGTACGGAGATGGTCTTTATGGTGAACAAGCAATGAGTGCTATTTTAGGTAGAGAAGCTGAATTAATTCCACAGTTTCAAGAATTAGCAGAACTTAGAGCTCGTGGCATTCGTGACATCCAAGAGGAATCAAAGCTACGTCAGTTAGGTTTATTGGGTGAATACGGTGCAGATATTAGGGAAACCTTAGAGGACCCAAGATTAGCACAGCTAGCTGGTATGGATATAGCCGAAGCTGAAAGATTAACAGCCGAAGCTGCTGGACCACTAGGAGTAGAAGCCACTAGAACAGCTGAACAAACTGCACTAGGATTAGGTCAAAGAATGGGAAGAGTAGGAGATGCTTCTACATTAGCTAGAGCTGCCCTAGGTAGAGAGTCCGCACAAAGATCACGTAGACAAGAAGCCGCTGGTGCACGTCAAAGAGCTTTGGTATCAGCTGGGCAAGCTAGAATAGATCCGTTTAAATTTATGTTTGGTTTACCTTCTGTAGAGGAACGTACGTTCTTAGAAGCTGGATTACGTCCACAAGTAACAGACCCCGGACAAGCGATTAATCTAGGATCCGCAGAAGATTTACGAAAAGCACAAGCAATTTTAGGACAAGGACTAGCACAAGCTCAAGGAACTGCGGCAAGTGGACAGATACTAGGAAGTATGTTCGGTTCAATCGGAAGTACTTTAGGTGGTATGGATTTCGGTAGCCGAGGAGTTACTGGAGCTCAAATTGGATCTTATGGTCAAAACTTATTAAATCAAGCCGGACAAATACAAGGTCAATTAGGTTCATTTAGTAACATCAGTCCTTTTGGAGGTCAAATGCAACAATCAACTCCATTTGGAGGATTAACATTTCCATAATTATGCTTAGAGGATCATCACCAATTCAATTATCTCAACTCGATATAAGCCCCGCAATTCAAGCTGGGGCTTTGGAGCAACAAGCTGCTGTGAACTTAGCGAGCAGTGTGAATGAAGCCATCAAGGACTTTAGTAATAAACAAGAAGAGAAGAAGCAGAAGAAGATGACTATATCTGCTTTAGAGGAGCTTGTTCCCGGAATGAGTAAAGAGTTTTATACAGCCGCTGCTGGAAACAAAGATTTACAAAGCAGTCTAATTGATGCTCAAGTTGCTAGACAAAAAGCTGAAGATCAAAAAATAACTCAAGGTGCTTACTATTTATCTCAGTTCCCACAAGAACAAAGAAAAGATATAGCTGAAGAATTAGGTCTACCCCTACCTCCAGAACCAGAAGTTCCAGAAGTCATACCATTTGATGTAGGAGGATTTGAAACTAGAATTATTGGAACTGGAGACGAAAGATTAGCGGAACAATTAGAAGCAATCAAACAGAATCCAGATAATCCTCAAAATGCAACAGCGTTAGAGTTGTTAGGAATGCCAGCAGATGCTATACCTTCTTACTTGGAATCATTGAAAGCCGCACGAACTGAAGCGTTGGTTACACCTACTCCTACAGAAGAAGTAGTAACAGAAGAACCAGATGATTCAGTGGCAGAAAATGTTTTATACAGCCCAGTAGTCGAAGCTCCTTTAAAACTTGGAGCTGATGTTTTGGGTCAATTTGTAGATGTGCCAGCTGCTTTAATGAATCTCGCAAAACCAGAAAGTAAAAAATTTAAAACAGTATATACGCCAGATGCACCAGTTACTCCATCTTTAGGTAGTGAAGGATTAAAGCAAATACTTAGTAGAACAAGAGAAAGTTTAATTGTACCAACTTTAAAAGCACTTGGTTTTATTGAGGATTAGCAATGGCATTAGATCTAGAATATTTAAGGCAATATAAGAGTCAAACAAGTCAGCCTACTGGAGGTCCGACTTTAGACTTAGAGTACTTGAGAAAAAAAAGAGAAGAGGAAGAACCTTCTTTGGCTAAAATTGGTGCTGGATTTGTAACCGATATTGCTATATCAGAAACAGCTAGACTAGGTGGTGCAGCTACTGGAGCAGCTATAGGTACAGCCTTTGCCCCCGGAGTAGGTACAGCTATCGGAGCTGGTATTGGATACGTTGTAGGTGCATTAGGCGGTGGTGCTATGGGTTCTAGGGTACGCCAAAATATAATAGATCCAAATGCTGAATTAGACCAAGGTCAGATGGTAGCAGATGCTTTGATAAATCTTATACCGGGAGTCGGCGTAGGTAAATCCGTAGTTAAAGGTATAGCTTCTCAAGCAGCAATCGGTGCTGGTATTTCTGGTGGAGCTCAAGTAGTAGAAGCTATTGTAAATAAAGAAGAACTTCCTACCTTAGAAGAACTAACAAAAGCTGGGTTGACTGGAGCTGTTCTCGGTGGAGGATTAGGACTCACTGGAAAAGCATTTGAAAAAGCTTACACTAAGTTTGCTGGTATGCCTACTCGTAATTTAACTGAAGCATTTCGCCGAGGTGATCCAGATGCTAAGATAATTGTAGGCGGAGTAGAGAAAACATCCAAAGAGTTCTCTGATGAAGTAGCTAAAAGATACCAAGATATTGGAATCAATATCAGAGAGAAATACGATGATGAATTTATTAGAGCTAAGCTATTGCAAGATATATCCGCTGGTGGTCAGCTAAAAACTAAAGGCGGTAAGCTGAAGGTTACTTCAGATGAAATGGATTACTACCTACAAAGAAGATTGGCTGAAGGAAAGATTGATTCCAAACTTCAAAGAGTAGAAGATGAAATAAATTTAGATGCTGCATTTTTATTAAACAAATCAGATGAGATTGGAAAGAGTACAGCTGATTTATCAAAGGGTGTAAATGATTACCTATATGCTAAACACGCAGTTGCTTACAATAAAGCTAACCGCTTGAAGTTCGGAGGAGATGGAGCCGCTGGTATATCCACCAAAGAAGCTAAATCCATCATTAGTAAATTTGAAGATAGTGGATTAGATAAAACGCTAAAGAACTCTATTGATAACAGAAAGAAACTCTCTAGGGAAATATTAGATACTCTTGAAGAGGGTGGATTAATATCAAAGAAAGAAGCGGATAGATTGCGTAAAGAGTTTCCGGACTACGTACCATTGAATCGCATAATGGATACTGATGATGTAGCCGATGCTCAAAAGATTTTAACCTCTAGTTCAACTAAATTTGAAACCTTACAAAGTGGTGTACGTAGAGCATTTGGTTCAGAGAGAGAAGTAACGGATATTGCACAAAATATTGTAGATAATCTAGGTGGTGCAGTTCGCCGAGCTGAAGTCAATAAAGCCAATCTATCATTTGTAAAATTATTAAGATCAAATCCTAAGACTGCTAAAGATTTAGGAATTAGAGCAAGGGAGCCTAAGATTATAGGAACTAGAGTAGTAAAAGATATGTCCGAAGAAGCTCAGTTAGCTAGGTCATTAGGAAAGAAACCTAAGTCACAAAAGGTTCCCATCTATGAAAGAGCTGATAGGAATGTACTTACAGTATTTGAAAATGGAAAAAGACTATTTGTTGAGTTCGATGATCCTACATTGGCTAGAACATTTAAGGGTTCGGACAAGAGAGAGTTGAACTCAATTCTCAAAGGTATGTACGGAATGAATAGGTTCCTTGGTGGTATGTATACTAGATTGTCGCCGGAGTTCGTTATACCTAATTTGTTCCGTGACCGTTCTGAAGCTCTTGTAAATAATCTAGCTAAGATGAAAGGTCTACAAGCACTGAAGACTCTTAATCCCATTGAAGATATGAGAGTTATCCGCCGGAATATATTTGGAGGAAAAGCTGATAGCCCCAGACAACAGCAGTTGGATTCTTTGTATAAGCAATTTAAACAAGACGGAGGTAGTACTGGTGGACTAGGATTGGACACAGTTAAAGACATTGAGAAAAGAATGGATGAATTATCTAAGAAGCTCAATGCACCTACTAAGACTAAAGTAAAAGCTTTGAATGATTTGATTAATAACATCAATGAAATCGTTGAGGATTCTACTCGTTTTGCTACGTACCGAAATGGTTTAGCTTCTGGTATGACTAGAGATCAAGCTGCATTTGCTGCTCGTAACAGTTCTTTCGATCCTAAATTAAAGGGTAGAGAAGGAGATGCATTAAAGGCTCTTTACTTATTCTCTAATCCAGCTATCCAAGGTGCTAAGAACTTCTTAAGAAGTATGAAGAATAAAAAGGTTGCGGCTACTGTAGGTGGTGGATTGATAGCTGTTACTACAGCTCTTGATAAATATAACTCAATGATAGATGAGGACTACCGTCAAAAGATTCCCAAGTGGAAACTTGATAAGCACTTAACTATCGTAAGAGGAAAGAATGAAGATGGTTCTTTAGATTATCTTTCTATTCCTATTGGTTACTCTATGGTTCCATTTAAGATGGCTGCGGACTTAACTCAGCGTATTGCTAGACAAGACGGAGAACTAGACAGCGTAAAAGAAATAGCTACAAGCTTTGGTCAAGCTGTTATTGATTCATATAACCCTATGGGTGGTTCTCCAGTTCCAACTATATTAAGACCTATGACTGAGTTAGCTCAAAACAAAGATGGATTAGGTAGAGACATCAGACCTTCTTGGTTGGAAACTAAAAATATAAGTGCTACTGAACAAATATTTCCTTGGACTGCCGATACTCAAGGCGGCGAGTTAGCTATGTCAATGGCTGATCAATTAAAAGATATGGGATACGAAGTATCTCCAGAGAATCTATTGTACTTGTATCAGACTTACACTGGAGGTCCCGGTCAGACAGTAAAGAGATTGTTAGATTTGACTTCAAAGATGTACAACAGTGAAAAGATAAATAGAAATGATGTACCAATCCTTAGAAGATTTTATGGCAGAACATTCACTGATGTATTTGAGAAAAGAACTGGTGACAGATCCATCATAGAGAACTTAGAGAAACAAGAGAATACAGAATCCGCAGCTGCAACTAGAATAGCTAGTCAAATACTAAGGAGATATAACGAAGCATCTCAGTTTGACAAGCAGTTTGTTCTTATGCAACAGATGTCTAGACCGGATGTAAATGATGCGGTTCGCCGAAGAGTACAAACTAAGCTAGATGAAAAAGCAAAAGGATTAACTTCTATAGATAGACAAGCAAAGAATTTAACAGTAGCTAAAAGAGCTGAGTACTACAAAGAAAAAATAAGTACTTTGCCTCCATCACAAGTACAGTTATATATTCAAGACCAAATAGAAAAAGGCGTAATGTCTAAAAGGGTTCTTGATGTAATGAGAGATCAAGAATCTTTTAAGCAGTTCTTCGGACAATAAAAAAGCCCCCACCGAAAAACAAAACAAAACGGTGAGGGCTAGTAGATAATGGTTAACAATAAACCTAACTGCTCTAAGACATATTAGAAAGTAATTCTTTGAGGTATTTCTTTTGCTCTTGTAACTCCTTGCGGCGTTCTTCAAGAGCCTCTATCCTATAGGACACAGTCCTTGATTCTTCACGGATAAGATTTATCCTAGTGTGCAGTCTCTCGATGTTATCGTTCATTAGCTCTTAGTTATTTGTAGGCTTAGTGTGAAGTTTAAGACTCCTACTGATAGCCAAATAATTCTGTCCCCTTTGAGTCCATCAACCTCTACAAAGATAGAAGGAATGATATAGATTTCGGGAACCTTGAATATATGTAATCTCATAAAAGTAAAATAGTTGCGTCCTTTGCCGAGAGGTATCCTATTGGCTTCTCCGACTTCCCTTGTTTTGTGAACTCTGTGGAGTTCGGTAATAGTTTCGTAGTCCATTTGAAATCATAATCCTTTCTAGTTAATTTGCTGATGTTGTAAAGATAAACAGTTTTGTTTACTTCCGTCAAGAAAATAAAATCCTTTTTAAGATTTTTTGCTATCTCCATATTGGAGTTGTACTTGATGGCTTCTATGAACCACGGATCCCAAGCTTGAGATCTGCACTTCACTTCGATAATGTATTTGTCACATTCGAAATCGAATGGACTAAACTGGTCTTCTGGTTCTATCAGAGTTCCCAGTTGGGGGTAGAGTTTTTCGAGTCCTCTTGCGACTGCTCTTTCTTTATCCTTCATAAATTAAAAGATGTAGGCGGCGAAAGGGAATATGATTAACCCACCACCGTCTTAATAGGCGGACTACCTACATCAAAGTATTACATAAACAGACCTTTATTAGTGTAGAACTTGAACTTACCTTTTACGTCTCTCTCTCCTTCTCTGTTCTTTGCTACGTTGTACTTCATACTGATATAAGATCCTAATCCGTCAAGTCTTTTCGATGCTTCTATGTCATCATTTTCTGCCCACATAAGAATGATAACATCCGCATCATTCTCAATATCGCCGGAATCCTTGAGGTCGTAGATAGCTAGACCACCTTCTCTTCTGGCACCCTCACGATTTACTTGAGAGAGGAGTAACACTCCTATGTTTAACTCAAGTGCAAGTTGCTTGATAGTGTGAGAGATATTGGCTACTGCATCGTTCTTTGATTGGTTCTTGTTACTGAATGGAATCAGCTGTAGATAATCTATTACCAATAGCTTTACTCCATATCGGCGAACCATAGTCCTAGCGTGAGAACAAAGCTCTCCAATGTTCTTGATGCTGTGCACTGTATAGATGGGCATATCCTTTAGGCTATCGCATCCTTCCCTAATCTTTTTCATCTTGTCATCAGCAATTACTTTGTCCTTAATTTGCCGTAGGTTCGCCCCGGATTTGCAAGTGAGGATACGTTTAAGGACTTGCTTTTGAGGCATCTCTAGGCTAAATACGCCGCATTTAGTGCCATCCTTGTAGGCTGATCGAGCTACAATATTTAGGGCTAACTGGGATTTACCACAAGATGTAGGAGCAGAGATAACCACAACCTCGCCGGCACCGATACCTCCGTTACCTAGCTTATCGTCTAAGTGTGGGATGTGGGTCTTGACTACGTCCTCTGTCCATTCGCCGGATAACTGCTGCTCGAACTCTGTTTGAAGTTCTTCAACGGCGTTACTAATGGTCATATCAAAACCAGTTGTGGTCTCTAAGTCCAAAAGACTACTCTCTACATCACCTCGGATTGTTTCCGTTTCTTCGGATTCGTCCTCGGCTTTCTCAAGAGCAACCTTGAAAGTTCTTATCATCTTGCGAAGGTTTGATTTCTCCTTCACGACATTGGCACAATTCTGGGCATCTAAAGTAGATGTGTGCTTTTCCATTAAAGTGCTTATCATTGTCATTCCGTCAACGTCCTCAAAGCTAGAGGAACGTTTAAGCTCCTCTATCAATGAGATTTCGTTTAAGGGTTCGCCCTTTTGGGCGAGTGAACTGACACTTTGAAAAACTAAGTTATGTCTAAAAAGATAAAAGTCATCTGCCTTTATCTTGTGAGCAATGCTGTCGTAGAAGTCACTGCTTCCGTCAGCCAGACAGTGAGCAAGGACTCTCTCCTCGGCATCCACATTCTTCGGTATCTTTAATTCGTTTTCTTCCATCATCTATTTGTTCTTTCATAACCCTTAGGCATTGTCCTAAATATCTAAGGTGATTCTTTTTTTCGCTTTCAATTTTGTTTTCAGTTGCCTCATTCTGTAAGTGTATTGCGAGGTCAACTCCGTCATATAGATTGTTAAGAAGTTTATTAGTCATAGAGTATTATCATATCATTTGAGTCCATTTTTAGTTTTGTATATCGTCCAATTCTTTTGGTAACTCGTTGTCCTCTATGGCTTTAACAGTCCATAGCCAACAAGCCATATTCCAAAGTACTGCCCCGAAGTGGTCTTCGGTAGCGTCCTTATCTCTGCATTGCATAAGATGTCTGTACGCCGCATCACAGTACCTAGAGGTAGGAATACCCTTCCTCCAATTATCAGCTCCGTACTTAGTAGCTCCGTCCTCGAAGCGTCTAGCCATTGCCATAATTGCACAAGTGGGTATCATACTGGGCATACCTTTGCCCTTCATAGAGTCTCGAACCGCCCCCGTATCGAAGGCGGTTCTAGCTCCAGAGTCTGGTAAAGTAGAAGACATTAGAAAGGATCTTCTTCAGTCGCTACTGCTTCTTTCTTAGTTTGCTTCTGAGATTCAGAAACTGATAGAGAGAAGTATTTGCCAACCTTGTCACTTGTTTTAACCCAAGCGGCTAGTTGGTAGTCTGTGCCTCCAACGTTGATAGTTCCACGAAAGTCTGGCTGACGTTCGTTTTCTTTATCGTTCTTGAATAGGGCACCTTTATCTGTATTATCGTATTTACTCATTGTTATTATTATTATATATTAAAATTACATTAGTCCATCAAAGGCATCTGTCTTTTGAACTGCCTTGGTTGGTGTCTTAGATTTAGCAACGGCTTTCGGTTGGGACTCTCTGGACTTGCCGTGATCATTAGTAGCGTCCGCATCTTTGGTATCGTCAATAGCGAAGAGACCATTGAGAGCGTACTTACGAGCGTAAGAACTGGCTGATCCAGTAATCTGTGCATCGTCCATACCCTTCTTAGTTTCTGCTTCTCTAGCAAAGGCTGATACTTCTGCTATCACATCGTGATCACAAAGCATTGCAGTTGCTTTAACATATACTCTACCTCCGACCTCTACTACATCGTCTGATATAGTTAAGTCACAGTTGTACTTCTTCAATAGAGGCTTGATAGCTTCTAAGATGTCTTCGGCTGATCTGTATTTGTACCCGCCGAATTTATTAGTTTGTCCTTTTGGAGCTTTTAGTTCCGTCTGAATGGAACTAAGTATGTTTACTTCTTTTGTTTCTTTTGTCATTGTTTTATTATTTGTTTATAGAGTTCTGTTCTCTCTTTTGCATTCTTGCATTTCGAGATGTCGTCTCTGTTTGTGCCAAATTTTAAGAGGATG